GCTAAAATAGCTTATATCATAATTACATTTGCATGGCGTTTAATATGAACATAGGCGAAGTCATAGATAAACTAACAGTTAGCCAATCAACAGTTCAAGAATTTTATAACGAGGGGTATGGGCATGCGGAATTTAAGGTTAAAAGTACGGATATATTTGCTGATGATTTGGTCAAGTATTTTAGTGAGGAAATTCATAGTGGCAAATCACTTGGCTGGGTTAAAACGGAAGATAAGTTTAGGGTTAGGGCTTCGGAACTAACAATTCTTACTGGTGTATCAGGTCATGGGAAGTCAATGTGGTTATCACAAGTTATACTGTCTATGATGAAACAAAATACTAAATGTTTAATAGCGTCTTTAGAAATGCGACCTGTTCTTACATTAGCTAGAATGATTACACAAGCATTAGGTTCACCAGAGCCAACAGATGAATATATACATAAGTTTTGTGAACGTGCTAAAGACAAGTTATATATATACGACCAATTAGGCGTTACTACTTCACAAGATATGTTTGCCACGTTATACTATGGAAAACATGTTTTGGGATGTGATGTATTTGTGATAGACTCTCTTATGAAAATGTCTGATATTAGTGAAGAGTCTTTAGAAAATCAAAAACGATTTGTAGATAGATTAGCAACTACATGTCGTGATTTAGATATTCATGTATTTTTAGTGGCTCACACTCGTAAGATGAAAGATGAAACAGAGATACCAGATGCAACAGATATCATGGGTAGTTCTTTAATTAGAGCATTATGCGACAATGTCATTTGTACGTGGCGTAATCGTTATAAGGAAAAATTGATAGAAGAAGGTAAAACTTCTGATGACGAGTTAAAGATTATTCCAGATGCAAAAGTTTTTGTTCAGAAGCAGCGTAATGCACAATGGGAAGGTTCATTTAACTTTTGGTTTGACCAAAAAGGTTTACGCTATAAGGAGAGTCCATGATATTAGATAACTTACCAATAACACCTATTACTTCTGTTTACAATGCAGTTGAATATGTTGTAAAAAAACAAGATAAACCTAAAGAAATATTGCCATTAGAAGTAAGACAAAAGTTTGATAGATGGAAGCGTGAAGACTTTATTAAAGATGACCCTTATAAAGAAATGTGGGATAAAAATTGGATAAACAAATAACCATAAACGAATTTATTAAACTTTGTAAAAAGCTATTCGGAGATGATATAGAATATAAAGTTACCACTAAAGATGGTATTGTATTTAAACAAACGAAAGGATGGAGAGATGCTAAAATGGAGTTTGACGAAGGACAACTTGCCAATGCTAGTAGAGAAGTTAAAAGCACTTGACTTTACTCATAGATGGAGAGTAACAGTAACAGATGCAAAACTTAATCGTAGCCTAGAACAAAACGAAAGACTATGGGAATTATATACAAATTTAGGAAACCATTTAGGACTAGATAAACAACAAGTGCATGAACTTATGTCATATCGTCTATTGCGTTATCAAACAGTTATTGCTGGGTTTCCTGTAGAGCTTATAAAGTCAACAACTAAACTAACCACAAGTGAAATGACAGAATACCAACAACAGATAGAGGTATGGGGTCAAACTATGGGTTGGATGTGGGATTACGAATGAACTATAGAAACCCTAAACTACTTAAACTAGCAGATGGCGCACCATGTATGATGTGTTCTATGCAAGACGGAACTGTGGTGTCTGCACATTCTAATCAGCTAAGAGATGGTAAAGGAACATCAATTAAGGCACATGATTATCGTATAGCTTTCTTATGTCACCAATGCCACCACATAATAGATAATGACAAAAGTTTAGATAAGCATGATAGAATAGCAGCATGGGAAGAAGCACATAGAAAAACTATAGGATGGTTATTTACTAACAACCATATACAAATAAAATGAACAAAATAGAATTTGGTGATTGTAGAGAAATAATGAAACGCTGGATAGATGAAGGCGTTAAAATACAAACTTGTATTACTTCACCACCTTATTACGGATTAAGAGATTATGGAACTGCTACATGGGAAGGTGGAGATGTAAATTGTGACCATAAAGATGCTAGAAGTCGTGGAGATGATATTAAAGATAATGATAAACAAGGAACAAATGTAGGCTCAAGACCAAATAAAAAATTTATGTGTGAATGTGGTGCTACTAGAAAAGATTTACAGATAGGTCTTGAACAAACTCCTAAAGAATATATAGAAAACATGGTAGATGTATTTAATCATGTAAAAGAACTATTAGCTGATGACGGAACTTTATGGGTAAATATTGGTGATAGTTATTCTAGTCATAAAGATTGTAAAAGTATTGGTCAAACTTTAGCTAAAGGAACTAACAGAGAAAATGCTCATGCAATGGAGTTAGGTAAGTCTAGGGTTCGTGATACAAAAATGCTAAAGTCACAAGGTTTAAAAAATAAAGACTTAATTGGCATACCATGGATGTTGGCATTTGCATTAAGAGAAGCTGGTTGGTATTTAAGACAAGATATTATTTGGCATAAACCTAACCCAATGCCAGAGTCTGTAACAGATAGATGCACAAAGTCACATGAGTATATCTTTCTATTGTCAAAATCAGATAAGTATTTCTTTGACCATGTTGCTATAAAAGAACAAGGTGTAACTCCAGCAGGAACTAAAGGTGCAAAAGGTAGTGTAGAAAGACAAAACCAATTTGGTGTAAATGCAAGACCACCTGAATATAAAATATATGATGGCATGAGAAATAAACGTGATGTATGGTCAGTAAATGTTAGACCTTACAAAGGCGCACACTTTGCTACATATCCTACAGCTTTGATTGAGCCATGTATTAAAGCTGGTAGTCGTATAAATGATATTGTATTTGACCCATTTATGGGAAGCGGCACAACTGCACAAGTAGCTAAACAATTAGGTAGGCAGTATTTAGGTTGTGAGTTGAACAAAGAATATGAAAAGTTACAACAAGAAAGGATAGGTAATGGGTAAAGGCTCTGGAAGAAGACCATTGTTAATTTCTGAACAAAAAGCACAAGACAATTGGGATAAGATATTTAAAAAGAAAAAGAATAGTCCTGACGTTTCACCGCACACTTATGAATACGAACTTAATAAGTCTACCGGTAATGTAGAGAAAAGATTTAAAGACGGAATATGGAAACCTAATGGAGAACAATTTGGCGAAGATTAGCCCAACGCAGTTGAGCTTAGCTCAATTACGAGCAGATGGATGGTTTTGTTGGATTACTGAACACTACAACTTTTACGCAAAAATTCGCCAAGACCTTTGGGGATTTGGAGATATTTTAGCTTTAAAGCCAAATCAAATACTATGCGTACAAACTACTACCGCTAGTAATATGTCTGCAAGAGTTAAAAAAATAGCTGACCATGAAAATGTAGGTTATGTTCGTGATGCAAATATTTTGATACATGTCCACGGCTGGCACATGGATGCAAAAACAAAAAAATGGACTTGTAAAGTTAAGGACATATCATGAACACCAGAGATAAAATACTAGCTTATCTTACAGAGCCTAGAGCTATAAAAGATATAGCAGCACATGTAGATGGCAATTATAATACTATTAAAAACTTGCTTGTTACCATGAAGATGGAAGGACATATACACGCATTTAAAGATAAAGATAATAGACTTATGCACTACTACGTTCCACAACCACATCCATTACAAGGTGTATTTGGACACACAGTAAACTTTACAGATGACCAGATAAAAGGTATTACAATACATAACGCAGATACCGCTAAACATAACTTACAGCATAACACTACACAACAAACATTTGGGCAAAGCGTAGCATATACGCTAACACAATATGATTAGTATGGAACGCTTATTATCTATTATGCAAGACTGGGCTTTGTGGATGAAGTCGGATAATCACAAGCTAGGTTATCCATCTAAGAGCATAGGCATGTCATCTGGTGGAGAAAGCACGAGTGAAGCGTTTGAAGAGATGTGTTCTGCCCAAGATATGGCTAACATACGCACTATAGACGCTATTATCCATAGCTTACCTAAAGAACAACAAGACGCTATATATGCTAGATACCTAGACGCTAAGAAGCCATTAGCCTATCCATACAAGCTAGAACTAGCCTTTGACAATCTAATTACTATTGCTGCGAGAAGGATAAATGCTTAAGCTATTGCATGGTGATTGTTTAGAGTTAATGAAAGATATACCTGATAAAAGTATAGATTTAATTATTACAAGTCCGCCTTATAATTTAGGTAAAAAACACCATACTGGAAATAACTATCATGTTCCATATAAAGATGATATGCCAGAAAGTGATTACCAATTATGGCAACTACAAATTTTAAATGAATGTTTTAGAGTTTTATCCGATGATGGAAGTATGTTTTATAATCATAAAAATAGAATTAAAAATGGATTACAAATTACACCTTATGAGTGGCTTTTAAAAACACATTTTATTATTAAACAAGAATTGGTTTGGTTTAATGGAAGTCAAAATTTTGATAAGATAAGATTTTATCCAATGACAGAAAGAATATATTGGATGGCAAAATCAACTAAAACTAAATTATTTAATGCTATCAATCATCATGACTTTTTTAATAAAAATGAATGGAAATCACAAGGATTAAATAAAAAACATACAAGGTCATATCCTGTAGAATTATGTAGTGATATAATAAAATGCTTTCCAAGCAGTAAAACTATACTAGACCCATTTATGGGTTCTGGAACTACAGGTGTAGCTTGTAAAAATATGAACAAACAATTTATTGGAATAGAATTAGATAAAGAATATTTTGATATAGCAAGTGACAGGATAAACAATAATCTTGTTGCACAAAAACAGCAAAGTATGCTATAATAACGCCTATGTGGACAACTCCTGTCCGTTAATAACGTAATCCCACAAAAGCCTGACTGCACTCTCTCCGTGGTTGGGCTTTTTCTTTTTATGAAACTATCTATTTGCGAACAATGCGGTGAACCTTTTGACTTCACAGAATATAGCCTGTGTAATGATT